TCACGAGTCATTACATTGTTGGCTTGGAAACCACAACCGTAACAAAAATGAAGTCTTACTGTCTCATTTACTTCTTGAATGTAGCAAGCATCTGAGCCGCAACGATCACATGTAGTTAGATTATCCATTATACTGGTTTTTTAGGTAATTCAATTTTTTTCAAATTAGGTAGTTTAATTTCTACTTTTTTAGGTAGATCTGGGATGTATTGAGTAAATAATTGGTTAGTTTTATCTTTCATTTTATCCCAATTAAAATTACTACGACTTATATAAGCTTGTCTATTAGCTTTTTCTTTATAAGACTTATAATTCTCATATACATCTTTTAAAAAATGTCCTATAGTTCCATGATCTGGAGAGAACCATTGACCTTCTTTTAAAATCATATTAGGTACAACAGCTGAATCATGAACATTTTCTAATTTACCAGGAAGTAAAGTAGTAAATTCTGGGTTTAAGAAATCAATATGGCCTGACCATCCTGAGGTTATAATAGGTTTTTTAGTAAGACTAAATTCAAGTAATGGACGACCATAACCTTCACCTTTAGTTAAACTAACCATGGCTTTTACTTTAGGGTGGTTGTATAACTGATTCATTTCTAAATCTGTAAATTCACCATGTAGTAAATAAATGTTAGGTAAATTATTTGAATTAATTGTTTTTTTAATTATTTCAATTTTCTTTAAGATCTCATTTCGATCCATATAAGAGGAACCTGCCCCACTTGTTTTTAAAATAAGAGCTGGTTTCTTAGTTTTATTTTTAAATAATTCAAAAAATGCTTTGATTAATAAACCTACATTTTTTCTATCTTGACCTAAATCACCTTGCATCCAGTGACCTACAAACAAGTAAGCAAATGATTCAGGAATAGAATTTATAGTATTATATAATTCATTTTTAGGAAGCAAATCAATTACTTTGTAAATATTAGTGTCTGCTCCTTCAAATAATACTTCAATAGGCTTTTCTACTTTAACATCACCTAAAGATTGACCTTTATCTATTTTTTGAAATACTGAGTTTAAAAATGATTGTTTAGAATGCTCTGAGGAAACTAAATTAACATCCATTCTATTTATTCCTTCTACCCAACTACCATCTACTAAAGTAGTTTCCATACCTGCTGTACAGCCAATATTAAATTTACCAACTGGTTGGAATTCATTTGGGACTGTAATTTGCATCCAAATATCAGGCTGTTCTGTAAGTTGAGGTTGTAAGTAAAGGTATTTAGTTAAAAATTCCCATTCAGGGTTGTTTTTAATAAAACCCCAAGGTGTATTTCCCCAACGTTGTGAGATTAATTTAACATCGTATTGATCTAGTTCTATAATCGCTTTAATTAAATCTCTAGAACGGGCTCCATAACCACTGTAAGTATCAAATGGAGCGCTTATATAAAACGTATTTTTACTCATATTAGTAAATTAATTTATGATTTAGAACTGGTTTTTTATAGGTTGTTGTATTAATAAGCTCAAAATTTTCTCTAGGCTTCCAAGTTGAAAATAACTCATCTATACCTTCAATAACTCGTTTAGCTTGATGCTCTTGAGTGAATCCGGCTTCATCAGATGTAGCCCATTTTCTACCTTCCTCACCTCTAATTTTAAGTTCTTCTTTAGATAAATTATAAACTTCTTTAATACATTCAGCTGCATCTTCCCAATTACATCTATCATCAAAGATATAAGGGGTTGGAACAGAACCTACTAATGAACGATTAGTTGGGTAGACTGGAAATGCCCATTTACCATGTTTCTTATAAGTACCTCTATGGTTTGAAGGAAAATCAGCATCAAAATCAATCCAAGTACCATCTTCAAATTCAAAACGCATTTGGTCTTGCATTCCACCTGTTACGTTAGCGATAATAGGAGTACCTGTTAACAATGCTTCGGTAAGTGATAGACCCCAACCTTCATTTGAAGTAAGTAGAATCTGAACATCTGCTAAATTATAGAGATAGTTCATCTGTGTAGTACCATATCTACCTTCTGTAAAAATAATATTACAATATTCAGGGCAAAGTGTCTCAATTACAGCAAATAAATCAGTACCATTCTCATCAATTGGTTGAGTATGAAGTACTAATGCTACCTTTTCTCTTTGAGCGGGAGTTAATTCTTCAACAAACTGTCTATAAGCTAAGATTGTGTCTGGAATTTGTTTACGGCGAATATTTCTAGAGTTAAAGAATACTACAAATTCATATTCTTTACCTTTAAATAATTGTTTTTTAAAGTTTTGAAATTCTTTATCTTGTTCTTTATTCTCAATTGGAAAAAATACTTTAGGATTTAAACCATGAGGAACATATTTAATAATCTTATTTTTAGTTTTATCACCTAAAACAAGTTTATTGATGTTAACTGTTTGTTTTGAAATTCCAAATAACGCATCACACGCTTCATAAAAAGCTTGGTTATACATTGGTGCTGGGTAATCATCCCAAATGTTTAGATAGATGATAGGAATTTCTTTACGAATTTCATTTTCAATAGCAAATAACCAAGCCCAGTAACGTGGATCAGTAATTAAGAAAATAGCGTCTGGTTTTTCAATACTAATAAGATTTCTTAAAAGAGTAGCATCCCCATAACCATTTGTAGGGTAAAGAATAACATCTGAATCTGTAATTCCAGCGTTAGTATTAGTATCAGTACTTAAATCTAAACGTTTTCCAGCGTCTGGATGTTGAATAGCTCCTCCTACGTTTACCCAGTTATATCTATGGGCTGTACCAATTACTAATTCTTTTCCTACTGTTCCGATACCAGATGGCATTCTAATATCATCACACATCAAAAGAATTTTTTTCCTTTGATCCTTTGGTAAATAACCTTCTTTCATAAATTATTTAAATATCTAAATCGTTGTGGTTGTGAATTTGTTTTCTAAAACTATCATCAGTAAGATATAAATGAATTGCTCGATCAGCAAGCTTTTGGAACGAGAATTTATGTCTTACACAAGAAACTTTAAATTCATCAAACAAATCGGTTTGTATTTTTACACTCGTAAGTGTCATATCCTTTTTGCTCATAACATTGTTTTTATATTGTCATATATAAATATCTCAAAATATACTAAGATACGTTTCTGTCACATAAATCTTTTCTATCTTTGAAAGGACAATACTGACAGTTTTGTTTTGAAGGATTTTTTAGCATAGGACCTTCTCTATGTTTTCCTTCCTTATCAAAAGCCATTTCAATGAATTCTTCAAAACGTTTAGTGGCTTTATTTAGTTTGATTTTACCAGAGGCAGGTACATGAATTTGTACTCTTGGATCAGGAAAATCAGGATTACCATGTAATTTTCTTTTTACAATAAAGTATTCTACATCAATATTTTCAACTGGGAAGTTAAATTGTTCTGAGAAGAATTTCTTATAAAGAATAACTTGAGCGTTTTTAACCTCATCTGTTTTTTCTTTATCTCTCCACCCTCGAGTAGAAGTCTTAATATCAATGATTTTTATTTTATTAAGTACTTCATTATATAAGACAACATCGATATATCCCTTATATAGTATGTTTTTATAGAACGGATTAGGCGGAAGTAAAATAGGTACTTCAATACCTACTAACCACCAACTTTTTTTACCAAAATATTTTCCTCTATTTCTTTTAAACCATTGAAGAATAGCTGTTCCATCTTCAAAGAATTCACTTAACTCAGCTGAGTTAGAAAAATGAGTATTATTATTTTTCTTATAATCTTCTTTATATAGAGCTCGTAAACGTTCTTCAAAATAATCTTCTACACCAATCCTATCAGCCGCGGCTACACTTTCATTATACATTACATCTAAGTAGTTTTGCATAGTTTCATGCATCGCAGTCCCAAATGTCATGTGAATTGAAACTTCAGATGTATAATACCCGTCTCGGTATTGGAGTGCCCACTTATGTGGACAACTCTCAAATACCGAAAACTGACTAAAAGATATCTGTTTTTGATATCTATGGTCAACGTCTGGGGGCGTGAATTTTTTTACAGCCTCAACAATTAGAGGTGTCTTCTTTTTAGCCAAAACTTATTTCCATTTACCTTTCAAAACCAACTGGGCGATAATTCCGTAGTTAGAAATGTCTATAAAACTATCAATTGCTGCTTCTCCTGCTACATAATTTTTACCATTACGTTTTAGGATATTTTTAAGACGATTGATTTTATCATTACAACGAAGCCAAATACCTGTGATTGAAAGATTAATATCATCTTTATCTTCAAGTGTTGAACCTAAAGAGATATTACCTAAACCATAATCCATCATTTTGGCCGCGAACAATTCATATTGTTCTTTTTGAATTGCAGCAAACTCAGTTGCTAGTTCAGGATATGTTTTTTCAAAATCTACAACTGCTTTATTGTTTCCGTAACCTACTTGTTCTTCCATTTTAGAGAGTTTTAACTAATTTATCTTGTTCTTTTTGATCGATTCCCATTTGCCACAAAATACTTCGAATTCCAGGTTCTCGAATTATATCAATGTAATGGTCGGCTTCACCTAAACTACATTCATAATATTTCGCTATGTATTCTGCTACACTTTGTGGTCTTTGTTTTTTACTCGGCTTGATATACTTTAACCAAACCTTTTTCTTTGGGATCATTTCTCTGTAAATGGTATAAATTTGTTTTTTGTTCTGTGGATTTATCTTTTGAACATAATTTACAATATCTATGTAATTTATATCCATAGATAAATATCTATTAACCATGTAAGAGTTGAATGAGTCCCATGACTCTTCACTGAAGTCTCCAGGAGGAGTCTTTTTAGTTGTTATTTCTTCAAGCCAATCAAACAGTGTCATATTCGTCTTGAAGTTCCTGAGGGAGAGTTTCCTTCAAGATAGCGCCTGTTTTGACATCATAAAACACAGGAATAGGAATAAGTGCGTCTTGAGCAGTACCTACTGCAAAACGTGATGCTTTGCGTAAGATGAGGCCTTCAGCAACTACGTAGTTACCATCAGGTGTTTCAACCTTTTCTGTGTTTTTAAGGTCGATATTAAGTTTAAGATCTTGATTTTGATTCATGATAATCTATTATAAAACCAATCGCTACAATTAAATTCATACCTACACTAGCGATTATTTCGTGTAAGTCTTGATAAATATTTGTACTTAAATGTACATGTCCTACCATCCAGAAAGGTATGGAAAGATTTTGGCTAATCCAAACTACAGTGTATTTAAGGAATTGCTTCATATTCTACATCTTCTATTTCTCTAACAAAATATATAGCTCCTTCTTTTCTAAAAGTATGAGTACAATGCCAAAGTTGTCGTAATATATCTAAATCCCATTTAGACTCATCTCTTATAATTCTAACTACTTTAAATAACCTATTATTAGCATTTATAACCTGGTAGTTCATAGAATTGAGATTATTTTGGCTATACAAGCCATAATATTAATTTCTTTATCAATTCTAAAATTAGAATGGTATTGATATTCTTCAATAATGATTGCTATCATACCTTCCTGCCCTCCAGCATATACTGAAGCGTTCTCAT